GTGCAAAAGGTATTTCATTGTTTAAAGGAAACGACGTATCTTACTTTGTCGGAGTAGATACAAAATCAACATATGTGAAAGGATAATAATGACAAATATTGACCCACAAGATGTGGCAAATGCAATTTCTATTATTGACATTTGTGTTAAACGTGGCGCAATTGAAGGTAATGAACTTACCGCAGTTGGTACCGTACGAGATAAACTTGCCAAGTTTGTTGAAGAAAATAAAGTTGTTGAAGAAGATACAAACACGAAAGATGCCACTGAATAATTTGTGGCATTTTAACACACTACACAGGAGTTTATAGTATGGCGCTTGACGCAAAAACCGAAGAAATACTTTGGGTTGAACGATATAGACCAAAGACTATTGAAGATACAATTCTCCCACAAAAAACAAAAGATGTATTTAAAAGATTTGTGTCAGACGGATCTATTCCAAATCTTTTGCTAACAGGTGGCCCAGGAATGGGAAAAACAACTATTGCAAAGGCAATGCTTGAAGAACTCGGTTGTGATTATATCGTTAAGAACGGATCTTTGAACGTAAACCTTGATACGCTTCGTTATGAGATCTCCACATTTGCATCTTCGGTATCTTTCACGGGAGGCCGCAAATATGTAATCCTTGACGAAGCAGATTATTTAAATGCAACAAATGTTCAACCTGCTCTTCGCAATTTTATTGAAGAATATTCTAAAAATTGTGGATTTATCTTTACTTGTAATTTTAAAAACAGAATTATTGAACCGCTACGTTCTCGACTGTCTGAAGTTGATTTTACAATTGAAAAAACAGATCGTCCAAAAATGGCGTCACAATTCTTTAAACGAGTTTTGCAGATTCTTGAAATTGAAAACGTAAATCACGATAAAAAAGTAGTCGCAAAAGTTATTGAAAAACATTTTCCTGATTTTCGCCGTGTACTCACTGAGCTTCAATCATATGCTGCTTCTGGTAATATTGATGAAGGCATCTTTGTTAATATAAAACAAGAATCTATTGAAGCATTGTTCCAAATGCTAAAGACAAAAAACTTTACAGGAATGAGACAATGGTGTTCCGATAATAGCGATCAAGACGCAACTGAAATGTTTCGTACTATATATGATACTGCAACGGAAAAAGTTGAATTGAAAAGTCTTCCTGGGTTTATTGTAACGCTTGCGGATTATATGTATAAATCACACTTTGTCGCGGATCCTGAAATAAATATGATTGCGTTTCTAACAGAAGTTATGATGGAAGCAAGTTACAAATGAGCGAATGGATGAAAAGACTTATTGCAAAAAAGCAAAGCGAATGCTTTTTCTGCAAAGTCAAACTAACAGAAGAGAATACGTTTACGCTGCAATATTCTTCAGCAGACGGTATACATACTACAAAAATGTGTAAAGAATGTTCAGAAATATTTGATGATATGGCGGATATGAAGGAAGAATTATATGGCAAAAGAATTTAGTCCATTTGATTTTATTAAGTCTGCATCTCATAATAAAAAAGATTTGATTAAAACTTCAGACTATCCTACTCAAATAGAAAAACAATATACTCCATATATTGTGAACCGAGGCTTTTCGTATTTTGAAGATACTATATTGCACGCAAATGAAATGAATATGCGTGCTCATTTATTTAACGATGCTCAATATCGTTATTACTTAGGATCTTTACGACCACGTAATCGTTTTTCTAAATGGCACAAAGCAGAAAAGAATAAAGACCTTGATGCTATTCAAGAAGTATATTCTGTAAACAGAACAGTAGCAAAACAGTATCTTAAAACTCTTTCAAAATCAGATCTTATGCATATACACAACAAATTAGAGAAAGGCGGGTAATTATAAATATTCGGATGGTCTTATAGGCATCACCGCAATAATAATAACTATAAAGGTGAAATCATTATGGAGAAAGACTTATTCCGAGGAGTAGGGGTTGAAATTACGCTGCCTAATCCTGATAACTTTCTAAAAATAAAAGAAACATTAACGCGTATTGGCATAGCGTCTAAAAAAGAAAAAAAGATCTATCAATCTTGTCATATTTTACATAAACAAGGAAGTTATGCTATATTACATTTTAAAGAGCTTTTTATTTTGGATGGAAAAGAAAATACATTTACAGATGAAGATAAAGCAAGACGTAATACAATTATTAACTTACTTGAAGAATGGGATTTATTATCAATCGTAAGCCCAATAAAGTGTGATGAACCGGTTGCACCTTTAAGTCAGATAAAAATCTTATCTCATAAAGATAAAGATAATTGGCTACTTGAACCAAAATATAATATAGGCAAAAAGAAATAAGTTTGAGGACTTTATATTATGATTATTAATAAAATTAAACCACACGCTCAAGAACCATCTATACCTTCGGAAGGTTCTATATTTTTTGATATTAAAGCGTGTTTGGATGAAAACGAACCAGTTTTTTGTTACAATTCTTTAAACAAAAAAGTAAAAGTACCAATTAAAAAATTCAATAATACTCCTAGTATTCAAATATATCCACAACAAAAAATTCTTATTCCTACTGGGCTAAGCTTTAATGTTCCAGAAGGTTATATTGTTAAATTATATACGAATTATAATACAAGCCTAAATAAAGGTATCCGACTTATAAACGGAATTCAAGTAATTGAACCAGGAGATAACAATCATTTAGAAATAGCATTAGAAAGTTCTACTGAGGCTGTTTCTCTTTTACAGAATGAAGATATAATTGCTTCAGGATGTATTGAAAAGACGTTTCGTTTTGTAGACGTCAAACCAATCGATGAATAAATAAAAGATACGGTTTACCGTATATCACACACAACACAAAGGAGAAATAAAATGTTTTCAACAGATTATCTAACAAACGTATGGATCGACTCAATTCAAAATGCAAAAACAGCATGGGTTGATACCTGGGTTAAAGATGAAACAATGAGCAAGCCTCTACACGATTTCATCAAAACACAAACAGAATTCACCAAAGAAGCAATGAAACAAACCACCACGTTTGCTAATGCAACCGGTGAAGCAATGGCTAAAATGATAAAATGAGTGATATTATGAGTAAGAACCCTTTTGAAATTCGCTCTGAAATGTTGCAACTTGCTAAAGATTATATGGATCAGCAATACTATATGAATAAAGAATTTGCTGAAAAAATGTTTGAAGCAGGTAAAATGCAAATGGAAGAAATGCAAAAAGCTACAAAAATGTATTCTATGGAAGAGCTGATGGAAAAAGCAAAAGAGATGTATTCTTTTGTTTCTGAAAAAAAGTAAATATATATGAAGCCTAATAAAAACTTCGAGTTAAACGTTAGGGATATTGAGATTATTGAACAAGCTCTTCGAGCCAAAGCAGGTCGAAGAGGTTTAGCAATTGCTAGCGGTGAAACTTCAGAAAAATTAAAAGAAGAAATGGACGAGATACAGGATTTGCTTGGTCGTATTCACAATCAAAAGATTTGGTATCGTCCTAAAAATAATTATGTAAGTGGCTAATTTTTTTTAAAAAAATAGTTGACATTTATATAAAAAGTATTATATATAATAGTAGAGGCGCCAAACGGGTCTCTACTTTTAACCGCCGGTTATATAACGGCAAAACTACATACTCGCTTATAAAAGGAGAACAAAAATGAATACTACGACACGTAGATTTACTACAGATATTTTAAACGACCCATTCTTTGTCGGTTTTGACAGAATTTTTGATAGAATGCATGCAATGAATAGGTCAGGAAATAATGCTAGTAACTATCCCCCATACAATTTAATCAACGTAGGTGATGATACATATCTCATTGAAATCGCGGTTGCCGGTTTTAGTGAGAAAGATTTTGATATTGAATTACACGATGGTGTATTGAGTATCAGCGCTGAAGTTGTAACTGATACTGAAGACACAAAAACGTATCTTCATAAAGGCATTGCAGCAAGAAGTTTCAAACGAGACTTTACACTTGCTGACACAATCATTGTTGAAGACGTAAGTCTAAAACAAGGTATGCTTGTAGTCAAACTTCGTAATGAAATTCCTGAAGAGAAAAAGCCACGAAAGATTCAGATCACATCAGATCCTGAACTTCTTTTAGAGTAAATAGGAAGGGGAGCCTTGCTCCCCTTTTTAATTTACATTACTAGGTAGAGCGGTTGCGTCTAAATCATTGGTATTATTACGATTAAAATGATTATCAACAACATTGCTTGTCGGTGCGTTTGTATTCACGCTATTATTTGGAGCGATAATTACTTGTGACGTGCCAGCTGGGAAAGTTCTTTCTAATAATTCAAAAGTATCTTCTTGTATTTCAACCAATTGGCTTAATTTTAGATTTGTTATTAATGCCTTGTCGTCTAAAGATCTAAGTCTTTGAGTATTTACTCCTGAAGCCGTTTCGTCGCTTATACCAAATAAGCTTCTAATTTCTCTTAACTTATCAGATACTTTTTCTGACCTTGCCATCATCTGATCTATATTTTCAGTTGTAATTTGTTTACTTACAAAAGTCTTCCTACCAAATGTGCGAGAGCCTTCTTGTACAGGAACACGAATAGTTTCAGTTCCACCATTTTCTAACATATTTAAAACCGTTGACATTTCTCCG